TGTTCTCAGCGTATCCAGGTGCCCCGGTCAAAGGCACAAAGAATCGTGTGGGTATTACAGAAGCATTTGAAGATCGTGGCAAAAAAGGCTATGCGTGGAACAACATGATGTTGCAACGTTGGACTGACCATGAGCAAGTGGAACACAAGGTGTTGGAAGATTACGAGCGTAACGTGGCTCTAATTGACCTTACTGCACAACCCCAGGACATCAAAGATGTTGTAGACACAGCTATCCGCGAACAGGTAATTCACAGAGACGTGGGCATGGTGGGTGCTCACTTTTTAAAGTTCTGTGGCAAGTACGAGCTGAACAAACTCAGCGACCATGCAGATGCAGTGGGTCGTTGGATGAACAATACATACAAAGGAGTATTATATGATACACGCCAAACCAGTGGTAGCTAACCAGTATTGGATCCTGAAGCAGGACGATCAAAAAGTCGGCAACATTCAGGCAGTGGATGATGGTTATCAAATCACCATTCGCAACAAAACTGCCAACTACAAAACCATTCCCATGTTGCGGAATCGTGAACAGGTTGAGTTTGAACCTGCCACAAAGAAAACCAAAGAACTCAGCCATCAAGTTCATGGCTATGACACCGGATGCCGTGTGTACAATCCCATCTGGGACGTCAAGCACAAATTGCCATTGTTTACTACCAGCAACAAAAGCAAATCATGGTTTGCCGCAGGCTGGTACATGGTCAAACAGCATCGTGCCTGGAAGGCTGTGCAAAACCCCAAACTTATTGTACTTGAACGGTATAAGTACCAAGGACCCTTTCATTCTAAAGAAGAAGCAAATGACAAATCCGTTTCGTGATCAAGAAAAATTCATGCGAGCCTGCGACCAAAGTGTCAACGAGTTTAACACAGAGCAATTTGATCTTTACATGAAGCTAATAGAAGAAGAATGTAAAGAATTAGGTGATGCAGTGGGACAACACGATAAAGTAGAAACATTAGATGCGTTGATCGACATACTTGTTGTTACCATTGGTGCTGTTCACAGTATGGGCGCAGATGCCGAGGGTGCCTGGAAAGAAGTTATGAAAACTAACTTTGCCAAAATTGACAAAGAAACTGGTAAGGTGCGCAAGCGTGAAGATGGCAAAGTACTAAAGCCAGTGGGCTGGACTGCTCCTGAGCTTGAACAATTTTTAACAAAGGAATTAAAATGACAACATCTGTAATTTACAAATCAGCGTCTGATGTTAACACTGCCATGGCTGGTGTGTACAAACACATGGGATTGGCAGTGTTGACCAGTATGTTGATCAGCTACATAGTATCAACCAGCCCGGCATTGATGGCTGTGTTGTTTGGCACAGCACTGAAGTGGGTGATCATATTTGCACCCTTAGTGGCTGTGTTGGCCTTGAGTTTTTCTCTGCACAAAGTTTCTAAATCTGCGGCGCAGTTGATGTTGCATGGTTTTGCAGCCTTGATGGGTCTGAGCATGGCCACCATCTTTGCAGTGTACACATCAGTCAGCATCTTTACTGCGTTTATGGGCGCCGCAGTGTTGTTTGGCGTCATGAGCTTTTATGGATATTTTACCAAACGAGATTTGACCAGCATTGGTCAGTTCTTGTTTGTGGGGCTGATTGCTATTGTGATTGCCAGCGTGATCAACATCTTTGTTGGCAGCACAGTTGCACAGATGGTGATCAGTGCCATTGCAGTGATTGTGTTCTTGGGACTTACGGCCTATGACACACAAAATATTAGACAACAACTCAGTGAATCCAACAGCAACAATGCAGAAGTTGCAGGTGCACTGAGTCTGTATCTAAACTTTATCAACTTGTTCATGAGTCTGTTGCAGTTGTTTGGCAACAAAAATGATTGACTTTGTTTCCAAAATGACCAAAGATCAAGCCCGTGCGTTGTTAAGACGTGCAGGCCTGCTCAACAAGATGCGTGTGATTGAAGGTGCAGAGCGCGAAAAAACCTTGACCATGCTAAGGCTCGTGCCGTTTGAATCCAGCAACAATCAGCATCTATGGACACAATCATGGAAAGTAGGCGACGTCACTTACGATCTGGTTTGTGGCAACGGTGTTGATGAGCTAATAGAAACTACCAAAGACCATGAAACTGATCAATGACGAGTACAACGACTGCTGGGTCTGGGTAGAAGATCACGACGAAAATCAGGAACTCAGCCCACATTTTGATTACGAAGAAGACGCTATTCTATGGCGTGATCGCTTGAAAGACATGTTGAAATGAGTACACAAGTCAATATTGAATTTGATGCTGATCCTAACTACAACAAAGTGATCACTGTGCATCGAGGTGAATTCACCATGGAACACTGGGTAGCAACTCTCAGTACCGAGGAACAACAAGAATGGCGCCGACAGCATGACATACACGAAGACGCTGTGCATGCCGCTGTAGCAGCAGGTGATGCAGAGGTGCATACTCCTGATCCCAAAAACGCCACAATCAAATGGCGAAATCAAGAAATTCACCTGTACTGGATGAACACTATTTCAGCTGAAGACAACGCCAGTTATCACAGCTTCTGGGCTAGATATCATGCCGCAATGGACGAAAGAAACACATGAGTTTACACATAAACCGATTTATTGATCTAATCAAAGCACAGGAAAGTCGTGGAGGACGCGACATCAACATGAGCCTCAAAGACGCCAAGGACCTGCATGCTGACATTACCAAACTGTTGCTGGTGCTGGAATCATTGAGAAGCCAGCATGATGCTCCACGAGATGAAGTTATCAAGGTAGAACTCACAGGCGGTACATTTTAAAACGGCGTAGTTTTTGACTAAATAAAACTAGGAGTTTAATGATGTCAAGACCAAAACCCAGTGTGCTGATTGAGCACACACACAAACAAACCTACAAGACCGAGCAAGTGCTGGCGTCGGAAGGAGTATGGGCGGTGTTCTACGATGCCAAACCCATCAATCTCAAAACCTCAAACATGCTGACGCAGTATCCAGGACCCAAGTACAAAAAGGTTAGCTTCAGCAATCCTGGACATGCTATTAACCTGGCTCGCAAACTCAACATACAGTTCAAGACTGACAAGTTCAGTGTGGTACTGTTGACTCATGGGGCGCAAGTGTACCCCAATGCTCAGTAAACAACAAATCACTCAAGCAGTATTGGAACTGATTACTGGCCACTTTTGTCCCACTCTGGATCAAGCACTGCAACAATGGTGGAAAGATCCCAGGGACACAACTGGTCTTAGACTCAGCGCCGAAGGCTTTTTTGTTTTTGGTCTAGCTGAAATTGTCAACTACCGGTTTGCAGTGCCACCTGGTATTCATGCCAAAGCTGCCACACTGTTGACTCTGGACCGGCGAATGACCTGTCCCTATTACCTAACACAGGGCAAGTCGCCTGAAATCTACATCTATGGCGATAGCGAAGCCACTATGTTTGCGTTATACGGAGATGTAGAAAAGTTCTTAAGGGCCATAGCCAGGTAGCAGTCGATCTGCTAGTGCTTGTGCCTGTATTACAAATTCTCTCTCCATCCGGTCTGGTAAGCCATACAACAAGTATTCACGATTGCGTTCTAATCGATGCTTGTAAGGTGCAAGATCTATGTTGCCTTGTATTAGATCCTTGTTCCGCAGAATAGCTTGTTCTACTCGATCCAGGTAATCAAATTCTTCGTAACTAGTGTCTACTAGATCATCAAACATATCAAACCCCATACGACGGCATTGGTCCACAATACCCTTGTGTCCAATTACAATAGGAATCTGCTCCGAAGCAATTGCTAGTAGAGTTTTTTCAGTGACTATTCCAGTTACTGAGAAATATTCAGTTTCGTTTACAATGTTTACTGGTGAGGATCCATACACATACTTGAGCTTTAACAGATTGGGGAAGTTATTACACCCAAAATAATTACTGTAATCCCATTCTGGTAATCGTATATCTGTGCCAAGGCTCAACCATCCATTAGGCCATGATTGCAAGATGTCGGCTGCCTTACGTCGGTTAACACATGTGCGTCCATTTAAGCATTGCCAGTTATGTGTTCGAGGATATGATAATAGATCTTTCCACTGATCGAAGTTTTCAGCCAACTCATTGCAGAGATCGTAATTGTGATTGCTAAATTTAATCAAGTTCAATGGTCCTGAATAATAACGATCCATATCGCTGGTCCAATAGGTAACCAACACTTGACTAGCATTTGCGCCGTAGAAGTCTTCAACCTTCTTTAGTTCTAATACTTGATTATCTTTTATTGTAACAAAGTCTGGAAAATGTACTACTGCTAGAGTTTTGGGTGTAAAATCTACTACGTCTAGGTTAAGTGGCCAGCCAGTGTCTGGATTAAAATCTCCGTGGTATGCATGATAGCGATTGGGTACCACATCAAAGCCCAGTGGGCCAAGTGTTTGATTAAAGAAGTGTCCAAAATTCATAGTTGTTTATTTAACCTGTAAATACTGCATGGAACTAACAATTGAACAGGTATTAGGCAACCAGTGGGCAATGTTTTATCACTCACAATGGCTTGTGGAAGATCTAGAACCAGTTTGCACACTAGAACAAAGTGTGCGCACAGTAAATCAACAACTGCAAAGTGTGCGTGATCTAAGTCAATGGAAGTATGCGCATCAAGATGAAATAGCCAGACTGCTATGGGTTAACTGGATGTATCAACGACTAGGTGCTGAACCCATACGCAAGCCGGTGCTGGTACACAAACACAACAACAAACTGGTAGTAGATTGTGGTGACACTAGGCTAATGAGCTTGAATTTGTTGACGGACCCTGGTACAGTAAGTGTAGTGGTTGTTGTGCCAATTTCCCAAACTGGAGAGTACTCTGATTGGCGTCAAATACATACCAATCAAGATCTCATGCGAGCTACAGGATTTGGGTGCGGTGCTGATATTGCACTACGAGTCAACGATGCTGGCAGGATTGAATGGTTAGAAATTGGTGACCATACCACTGCACATCATTTGCATGATGTTGATCAACGTATTGCTATGATGCAACGCTATGTTGACACACAGGAAGATAAGTTTGAGTTTTCAGTAGACTGGGCCAGAAGCCATATCGATTGGAACATTTACGCCAGGTGAGGCAAGTAGGCCTGCTTCCATTGCTCAAATTCTGCGTCCCAGTTGTTTTTGTAGAGCTTGAGTAGTTCTCGATTGTATGTGGCTGCTTTCAAACATCGGGTACGTATTTGATCTTGGTTTCCATTCATGAGCACTTTTGATACATCAGTGATACTTTTCCATACAAAAATGCCTATTCTGTTTTCTACAACTTTGAGTCTATCATAATGATTGTGATCAATCATGTCGCTCATGCAATCAAATCCAAGACTTTCTAAATACGCTACTCCATAACGTCCCATGTATGCGGTCCACGGTACAGGTAATGTGAGCAGTCTAAAGATTTTTTCACTAAGTGCTACTGTATTATCGCTACTGTAAGTTTCGCATTCAATAGTTAACCAACTGCGAGTGTATATTTCGTGATGCAATACATTATAATTTTTCAATGGCATCTGTGGTGCTAACAGTTTATAACTAGCTTGCCACGCTGCCTTGTCATCGTCTGATAATTCGTTGTTCCAGTACTTGTCAAACACAGCAGGCAAACGATCAGTGCCACCAAATGTGTCACCATCAAATTGATCTTGACAGTTGAAGTTTACATAACCTTTGTGTAGGTGCACACGTTTGGCCAGCTCTAACATGAGTTTGAGTCGTCGAGGGTCAATCCTGTTCACACTGAAACAAAACTGTCGATCTGGTTGCCATTCTGGCATGAGTTCATTGTGACTGTAGATTCCGTAAAAGCTAGGAGGCAACTGCCAAACTCGATATTGTGTTGGGCATCCAATATAGTTGTCGGTGATAACTGTGGTGTTGCGATCAAACATGTAAGGTACATCCACATGATAGTTGTCGGCACAATCACGTATGTCGTCGACTAGACA